TCCTAAACCAATGCCGTTTGTACCAGATGTTCCAATTATTGTATCGACATGTAGAGTGATTGGTGCGGGTGCATCTCCTTGTGCGATTGCAAATTCGCTGCCATCATTACCTAAATACTGATACATTACATTACCCCTCATGTCGGTTGTTGTTGAACCATCAGCATATAAATTAACACCTCTCTTATAGGTAAATTTTTGCTTTGTAAATACACTATTTCTAACCAATAATCCACCTTTCCTCAGAATGATTGTAGCTGATAATAGCTGGTCAACAAATCTCTGGAAAAATGCATTATATTTACTCAAGAATGAATAAAGATTTTGGAATGTATAACCATTTGATTGTAGGGGATTGCTTTCTGGAAGTTCCGCTCTTTTCAAATATTCCATATAAACATTTAATAATGTTGGATACCAACCACCCTTAAAATCGGTGATTGTTTTTCTGTTTTTAGCATTAATCATTCTTCTTTGAATTAACTCAATGAATTCAAGGAATGATAACTGACTTATATCACCAACACCAAAAATATCACCCACCACAGGAAAGAATATATCATTTCCACCAACAAGATAATATACACTGATTATTGTTCCGTATTTAATTCCTTTTGGTAAATAAATTTCATATGGATTTAATGAGTTTAATGTATAATCTTTATTTGGTTCTAATGCAATTCCATCAATTAAAACTTTTACTTCTGATGCATTATTTATCTTATAATTAAGTTTATATACATTCTTATTTGCACCACTATTATAATAAAATTTACCACTGCTGAAACTATCAACTCTTAATATTTCATTCCTCATGTTAATATCATTACTTCCAATAACTTCAACATAAGTTACTTGAACATCAGGATTAGTTTGCAAAAATAATTTCACATCGGGATTTTGAATTATAATTTGACTATAACCAGTCGTATTTGCTGGGTCAACAATATAATCGGCACTATATCCATTACCTTTAGTTAAAGCAATGCCTTGTATTGTTACCTGTACATCACCACGTGGCATACTTGGTAACTGAATATATGCTCCATTAACATCTGCTTTTACTCTTGTTACTACATATTGAACTGTAATACCACTAATTGGACTTGAGCCACCAGAATAAACATATGTTGCTTGAATAACATCTCTGCGAAGGGTGTTGTTATATGCAAAATTTCCACCAGTTAATGTAAACGTATTTGTCACATAGTCAATAGTGTAATCAGCCTCATGTGTTATTCCAGTTGTTGAACCAGTTTTAGGTGCATTTAATAAAATACCGTTATATCGAACCTCAAAATCACCCATTGTTTTATCAACAATTGCGGGTAATGTAAATGTGTTTTGTGAACCAGTGACATCTAATGAAATATTTACATATGAATACGGCAACGTATATCCGCTTGAATTTGCTGGAAAATCTGTATATTTTATGTAATCAAATACATCAAACTCAATACCACGTGCAGTATCAAGTGAAATATCAACTTCTTTTGTATTTAAAACTAATTTACTGTCTTCTTGATAGTATTGTGGTGTGGTATCATCAATTCTTGTAACAGCACCAGCCTCAACCCACGATTTCTTATTATCAACTGTCTGCATTAAATTAAATCCAGCCATACGAAACACATCCATGTATGCTTGACCACTATCTGTATCGCCCGAAACCTGAAAATAAAACTCATTGGTTTCAATTGGTGCTATTGGATATCCCTCACTATCATACGGAAGTGAATTTGATGGAAAATCGGCTTGACTTAATGTAACACTATCAGGATTTATTTTGCCTTCAACAGTATAAACATATTCTGTGATATTGATGAATGGTTCTGGAATACCAATGAGCAAAAACATTGATTTAATTGCCTCACGAGTGCCTTTTGATTTCCAAAAATAATTTGTATTAATTAATATCCTTCTCCAGAGTTCAATATCGATTTCTGCTGGCATTAAATCGGTATGCAAATTTCTTTCTTCATCATTAATAGTTAAGAAACTTTCAACCAATTCATTTTCATTAACCAATGAAAAATAATTCCAACCAAATGTTCTCGCAAGATTTCGCACCAATTGGTCTGGGATGTTATTAATTTTGTCATAAGTTACACGATTAATGTTAACCAACGAATCGATAAATTGCCTTAATTCATCAAACTCTCTACCATATAACCTCAATAGTTTGGTCATTTTACCTTCTTCGGTAAGGTCATATGTTTTAATTGAAAGTGGTGTTAAAAATCTGGCAATTAAATCAGTTTTTACTGAATCATATTTACTTCCAATATTTAATACTGTTTCCAAAAAAGTACCATACTTAGAGCCACTAATATCAATGTTATATCCATCATTTGTGCTCCATAATAAATTTGTATCTGAGTAAATAATACTTCCATCTTCAAGAAGTGTTGGGTCTTTCATTACAAATGCAAACCCATCTGTACCATCTCTTTCAGACACAATATATTTTTCATAGTCAGTTAATTGTGCTCTAAATTCTTCAAATACCTTGTTATTTGGTTTGATGTGAAAATCAATTTTACCTGTTGTTCCAGTAATAGTTGGAAATGGATTTCCCTGAACTTTAAATGCCAAATATTTAAATCCTGAACTATATCCAGTAAATCCAATAATATTATATGAGTTGCCTGTTGGATTTTGTGCTGACCATATGATATAATCTTCATATGACAAATTAAGGTTTCTTAATTCATTTTCAGTGTATCCAGAATTACCTCTATTACAAATAATTCCAAAAGTATTAACGGTACAACCTGTTGGCACAATAAAATATGATGTATTGGTTACTGAATCGTAATTAAAATAACCAAAAGTAATATTCCCCCCAATACTTGTACGTGAATTGGCAAAAATACTTGCAGGATATGCTAATATGATATTTTGAATTGTAGTTCTTAAAAATTCATATGCCGAACCAAATCTAACAAACGTATTCAAATCAGATTTGTCTAAATTCAACACTGCTTCTGTTGTGGTTTTCAACATGATTGCAGTTTGTGCTTCAGTAAGACCCATTGTTTCCAATGTTACTGGACGCACAAATGAACTTAATTCATTACTATAATCAATAGCTGTTCTACCCTCGAAATTTGAAGTAACAACAAATTTCCCAAAAGAAAATATTGTTTGAGAGGCTGTGTTGTTGAAATATGTGCCATTTAAATTTGAATCGAGAGTACCATATAATCTTATTTGGTCTATATCGACTATTGATTTTACTTTTGCCACAAGTTTTACATTTTACTATAAATACGATAAAATAAAAAATCCCAATTCATAAAATTGGGATTTTGTAACCAACCAAAATCATTATTTTTTTCTAAATAAGAATATTATAAATTTAATCAATTCAAATGCAATAAGTCCCAGCATAACTGCCACAAAAATAATTAATGGTAATTGATTGGTATCAAATGAGTTTAAAAAATCTCTTATCATGGCTCAGTGTTATTATCCTAACGTTGTAACGTCATCAAAATTCTGTGATTCATCTATTGTTGTTCTCTTTTCTTTAACTTCAAATAACGGAATATTGGTAACGTCTTCTTTAATTTCATATAAATTAAATTGTTTTGTTATTTCTCTATCCTTATCATAATATGTTAATATACCTTTCTGGATATCCTTAACTTGTTCACCTGCAACAATATTAGCTATTGTATCTAATGTATTTTCAACCAATTCTACTTCTACCATCAATGGTGTAAAATAGGTATTTGACACTAATATTGTGTCTCCAATATTTCCGATATATGGAAGTGCATTTGGCTTAACATCCGATGAACTGCTTGGTGTAAGTTGTAAGAACATCAATGTTCCAGCATCGTCAAAACGATATCTGATTGCTTTTTGTGAAGTATTTCCAATATTTTCACTAACTGGAACAACCTTATTTGAAGTAGCAACATATCTTACAACATTTCTTTTCTTAGTTCCATCGGTGTTTAAATATTCAATTCGATAACCCTGTAAAAAATTGTTTGCTCTCATTGCTTCTGGCAATGTGTTTATATCAATAACAATACCCTTAACAGATGGTAATGAAGATAATACGCTACAATCAACTATTGTTAACATAGTAACTTTAGGCTTAATATATATTGTATATATGCCCAATTGATTAAATATTGTAGCAGGAAGTTTTAAATTATACATACCTTCTAAAAGATTCTCTCCTGTCGAAATATAATTCTCATCATCATCGGGCAAATTGCAATACTCTAACAATTCTCCTGCATCTAATTTAAAAATTGTATTATCATTTGTTTGTCTATCTGGCATATAATTATAATACATGTCAATATCTTCGATACTAACGTC